GGCTTCGTTGCTTCCTCTAAAAAAACACTGTGCGTGTTCGGCTCGTCAAACCCTTGTGGGTGTTGGGTTTTGTGGCGTTCGCGTTGTGTCTTTACTTGCTGGCCGCGTCGCGCATTGCATGGTTTACATGCCGGCACTAGGTTGTCCATGCTGTTGCCGCCACCTTCAATAATGCTTAGTACGTGATCGGCTTCGGTTGCTACGTTGACACCGCACCAATGGCACGGCGGGTTGTCGGCCAGTAGTCGAGCACGGTTCTTTTTGAATTCTGTTTTGTTGCGTGTCTGACTGTTTAGGTTCGTTGCCATGCTCACGCGCCTACGGCTTGTGCTACCGCGGCGCTGGCGCGCCTTGCTTCCGGTTGTTGGTGCTTTGTCATTGTGTCGGGTCCAAGTCTGTTGTGTTTGTTTGTGTGTATGTTAATTCGTTATGTGTGCTAAACGCTATGGGGTAACGCCTAGCACGTTTTAAAGCCTAATGAGATTAAGCCCCACCCACGGGGTTGCCCTAACCCGTACCCTCTAACTTGCTTATGCGTGATTATGTTTACACGCTGCCGCGCCATTGGCCCGGTCATTTCGTCGCGCATGATTGCGGGCATAGCGCACTACCTACGTTGCCGTATGTTCCCAACTACCGTGCAACGGGCTTAGGGCTTGGCTAGTCCTACGCTTACGCGCAGGCTAGAAACTTAATAATTACTGGCAACTGGTTAGGTCGCCACACTTGAACGATTGCACCCGATTGCTCGAGCCTGTCCAACCATGCTTCTTGCTTTTTGTGCACTATTCCAATGTCTGTTTTTAGTTCGGCGAAAACTAGCACACCGCGCTTGTTGACAAGTACTAGGTCGGGAAACCCTGCGTTACCTTGCACGTGTGTAGCCCATTTGCCGCGCCTATTCATTGCCGGCAAGTCATGGTGTACAAGCCAGTCATAACGCGTAGCAATGTCTATAACGGTGTTTTTAAATTGGGCTTCAAGCATTGCCATTGTCGCCATAATCCTTATGAATTGTGCGCGCCCAAATCTCACGCGACACGTGTTCGCTTGACCAACGCAAATGCGCTATTACGTCTTGCTTATTTAAATAGTCCTCACTCTTTTGCATTTCCTCAATCAGTCGCACAATGCGCGTAAGTAGCAAAACCTGTTGTTCAATGGTCATTAGTCGCCCTTACTGCTAGGTAGTTTTTTCATTGCGTCAATTACTTGTGTGGCCTGATCGGGACTAAGCACTTCAAGCGTTACCGCGTCACTGTTCAGCGTTACCGCTATGTAGTCGTGCAGCGCGGCTTCGTCAAACCCCGCGCCCTTGGCCAGCGACTTAATGAAATACAATTGTTTTTGGCTTGCCACTCGACTATGTGTTTGCGCTGGTTTCGTTGCCGGCTTTGTGTCGTCCTGTCGCGCTAACACTTCGTTTTGGCTAGCAATTGCTTTAGCAACACCAAAACCCATGTAACCCAACGCACGGCCCAACGCGCTAGTCATGCCAACCATAAATTCACTGTTCTTTGTGTATGGGGTTTTGCCGGGGTATGGCTCGGCTGCGGTTGCAATGCTTGGAATTGGGTCGGTTTCGTCGCGCCAAACGGTAACGGTGCAACGGTAAAACGTCGAGCCGTCGGGCATGGTAACCACCTCGGCGCTGGTCTCTTGAATACGCAAATTAGGGTGCTTTTTTAATGCTTCGGCTAAACGTGTAGGCACGTCTACGTAGTTGTCAATGTTAAAAGCCATGGTTAGTAACCTTTCTTTTTGCATGTGCCGGGGTGAAAGTAAAGGGTACGAAATTGCGTTCGGCTTGCTTTGTAGGCGTATGTTGTAGCGCCACATTTACGGCAAAGTTTCATTGTCGGGGTCTCTTTCATGTCGGGTTAAATTGCTGCGGGCAACGTAGCCATTGGGTGTAACAAACTTTGTGGCGTCATAAAACACGGCGCTGGCATGTTCGCTGCCCAACGGGTCGGGTGCCATGTTTCGTACAATGTTTGCCAACCGCGCAAATTTATTACGCGCTCAACCGGGTCAAGTGTGGCAAGAACATAGATTGCTGGTTTGTCGCTTTCATGTGTTAGCAAGCAACCGTTGTCGCGCAACGTGCTTCGAACCTCATAACCGCCAACGTCGTGTGCTTGTTTGTCGTAGTACGTGTGGCCCCAAGCAATGCGTAAATGTTTGGCTAACGCCATTTCACCTATGCAACCAATCTTGTGTGCTTTTAGCGCGTCCGGTGGCTTAATGCCGTAGTTGTGTTTTGCGCCGGCTTGGTCTGCCCAATCCAAACGCAATTGCGCTACCGCGTAGGCGTAATTTATTTCGTTGTCGGTTAAACGTATTTGCACCACGGTTAGCCGCCTAACGCTTCGATTGCCTCGCTGACTGTTTGCCAACCGGTTGTGTCCCCGCTTAAGTCAAGGTCGGTTGCTACGCGCTTTAGTCGGGCAATTAGTTCGGCGTGTTTTGGTTTGTACGGTATGTGTGCAGGCCTGCAAATTTCGTCTATGAGATCGAACACGGCCATTTGGTGTTTAATCATTGCGTTTTGTGTCGGGTCTAACATGCGTCGGGTTTCCTCACTTAGTGTGTTGTCGGGGTAGGGCTGTTCTTGCATTAGTTTGCTGTTTTCCATGGTAGCCAACCGCTGTTACGCCAAATGGCAACCATGGCTTTTGTGTTTGTTACTGGGTTAAATAGTTCGTCGCACGTGGTCAAAATGCCATGGGCTTGTAACCAGCCGGTCGGCCAATATGTCGAGGGTTTGCACCAAAAATAATTTATTTGGTAAACCCCTGCGCTGCCCCCCATTGTGTCGTGCGGGTTGAACGCGTCACTTGTGCAACGGCTTTCGCGTACAGCGACCCGTAGCGCGGTTTCTAGTTCGCTTGGCGGTAATCCTTCGGCAACGGCCAATGTCGCAACCTGCGAGCATGTGGTGACCAATGCGGGCAACGTCGTGGTAGTGCTGGTTGTGGACGGTAGAACGGCTGGCACAACCTGTGGGGTTGGCTTGGGGGCCTGTGCATTACTGACGCCAAACGCGACAGAAAGCACCAAAACTAGGGCAATTATGCCTGTGGTTATCCTGTGGTTAAGTAGCAAGTTCATTTGTGGCGGCTTTCCATTTGGTAGGGGTTACCCCACGTGCCGGACGCTGGGCTTTTAAATGCCATTTGCACGTGTAGGCAATCAAACGTTTTAGGGTCTCTGAATAGTTGCACCATAACTTGCTGCCCTGTTTCAAGGGTTGTTATGTAGCACTCGTAAATAAAGGTTTGTGGCTCGGTCATATTTCGGGCTTTCCGTCGGTACAAAAACCCTAGCCAACGATTGTTACGCGGTTGTGGATACCCCGAACGTGGCTTCAAATATGGCTTTTACGGCTTCGGGGTTATCAGCAAACGCTGGCGACAATTCGACGTGCCACCAATCGCCCCCGGGTGCGCCCGACACGGTTTTTGTTTCGTACACTTTCCATGCTTGACGATCGCAACGCCATGACGCGCCCCAAGGTTTGCTGAAATAGTCAATAACTATTTGTACGCCGAAAGCGTTTGCGTTTGCTAGCACTTTGTCAATGAAAGCCTTAGACACGGCGCGGCCTTCTTTAATTCCTTTGGTGTCCATTTTGCGGTAGGACAAATCCATAGCGCGCCCTGTCGCATGTACTGACATGGTGCCCGGTTTGCCTTTAATGTCACGTTGGCCGTATGTGCCGTTGTTCCATAACGCGCCGTTTGAATACTTAATTGCTTGGCGTACCCATTCCTCGGTGCCAGCACGTTTGCCGTTTGCTGGGCCGTCGGTGTTGCCTATGTAATCTCGAGCGCCAACGACGCCGGGTTTGGCTTTAGCGATCATGGTTTAACTTTCGGTGGGTGTGCCGGGTTTGCTTTTAAGTCCGTTGGACGCCACAAGTCCGCTAAGGGTGCCAGTAAGAAACACAAGCAACGTGCTTAAAAGGTCAATTAGTTGCGCGTCGGTTGGGGCTTGTTCGGTTGGTTGGTCAACAAACAAAATACCGTAAATGAACGCCATGACGGTAAACGAAAAGCAAATTGCCATTAGACGGCCAACAAAAACTATTAGCCCTGCGTGTTGTTGTTCGGGTGTTTTACTCACAAGCGGCCTTTGTAAAGCATTGGTATTCGACATTAGTTTTTGAATAAGTGCAACCACTACAACCCCAAACTACTACGGCTATAAACAATGTGTATGCAAATAGGTAACGCCATTTCATTATGGCTCAACTATTGGCGGTGTAACTGGCGCTATAAAATCGTTGGCTGTTTTGTCGTATGTATACCCAACGCCTGCGTAAGTTTTGTTTGGTAAATTTATAAACGTTTCTACCCATGTACCGGGGTAACGGTCGGGGTTGTCGTCTAAAAATTCTTGCGTAACGCAATGCACGGCTATAACAATGTTGCTGTCGTCAATTTGTGCAAAGTATTGGGGAATGTTCATTACTTAAACCTCACATAAACTACGCCACTACCGCCGCTGCCGGCTGTTCCGGAATATGAACCACCACCGCCACCACCTGTGTTTGCTGTGCCGTTGCTTCCATTTGCCCCACCTACACCGCCAGCACCGCCACCACCAGCGCCGCCAGTTCCCGCCGTGCCTGATGCAACTGAACCACCACCGCCACCACCGTAAGTAACGCTTGCGCTTGTAATAGTCGAAACAACACCCGCGCCACCATTTCCACCTGTTGAGTTTCCGTTTGCTGGCGTAACACCAACCGCGCTAGCACCACCACCGCCGCCGCTTGGGTCAGTAACACCCGCTTTACCGCCGCCACCTGCAAAACCTTCGCCAAGTATTCCTCGACTGCCTGTTGTGTTGTTGTATGAACCACCACCACCGCTACCACCAATTGCGCCGTTTTGGGTCAAACCAGTACCTACGCCACCACGGCCACCACCAACTCCAACAATGTTTGCGCAAATGCTGTCGCCGCCGTTTGTTAATGCTGCACCACCAGCGCCAACGGTAATTGAATATGTGCCGGCCGTAATAAGTGTTTGCGTTTTAACTAATACGCCGCCGCCGCTTGTTTCGCTAGGCACACTTGAGAACACGCCGCCTGCACCGCCACCACCACCGCGACTGTCGCCACCACCAGCACCACCACCAACTACTAAAACGTCAAACAAACCTGTTTTGCTAACTGTCAATGTTCCGTCTGTTGTAAACGCCAAAAGGGTGTAACTTACGCCGCCTACTGTAATTGTTGAACTTGTACCACCCGACGCGGTGCCATATTTTGCACCGCCACCGCTAAAAAAAATAGCAGCACTAGCACTTGTAAAATACAAGGTGCCACCGTCCCATGTGCCTAACGCTAAAGAACCGGAAGTAGTTACGGTGCAAGTCCCTGCCGTAATTGTGCAAGCACCGACACCAATGTTTTGTATAAAAAGGGTGTCACCGGCTGCAAATAAACCGCTGTTTACGGTTATGGTTTTTGCGGTGCCAGCGTTCATTACTACGCGTGTGCCTTTGTCGGCTGCCACTAAAACGTAACTGTCGGTTTTTGTTGAAACTGTCCAGTTGTAATCGTTGGCTTGCAAACTGTCCATTTGGGCTGCGGTCAATACTTGCCCGGCGGTAAAATCTTGAATAGCCATAGTGCCCCTTAGCCTAGATCAGCCCAACACGTTTACCGTGTCAATGGTGCCCGTTGTTGGGTTGTCAAGCACCAATTCAAACACAATCGTTGTAGGGCTGGTAAATAGCAATACCCGGTGCCCGTTCAAGGTGATCTCATGCTCGACACCCTCTACCGCTAATTCTTGGGCAAGTGTCGTTGTGGTGTTACCAGTAACAAACGTGCGTTGAATACTTACGGTGTCGCTAATGTCCACAACGGCCACGGTGTCGCGCTGGGCGTCTGTTAGGGCACCAAATACGGTTTCTACGCTGTTGTAGCGCGCTTCGGGTGTGCCGTTTAAAAGGTAGGTTGCTGCGGCCGCTAGTTCGGTGTCGTCTAAAAGGCTGTTAGTAATGCTGTTGGTTTGCACAAAGTAGGTTGCTTGGCTTACGAGATCGTCTGCCGTGTCGTTTGCCCCACCCAAATTTTCTATGTAAACACGGTTGGTAACGCTGTCCGCTTCAAACGTGATACCTAATCCGTCGTACGGTACGCCGGTGCCGTCGTCCATAAAGTCAATTACTGGCGCGCTAAGCGTCGTACCGACACGTGGGGTAAAGGTCAGCACCCCCGCACGTGACACAAACAAACGGCCAAATTCCGCGGTTTGGTTTATTTGTAGCAAATACCCTAAAACATTGGTTCCACCCGGCACCGTGTAGGCGTCGTCGTGCCCTAAATCTACGGTGCCAATGTCAATGCTTCGAGCGGCGCCAGTTGGGTATTGCACTTCGGGTAGGTCTAAAACGGTTTCTATGCGTTCGCCAGATGTTTCAACGTCAACGTTAAGTTCGTCCATGAACGTTTGGCTAAGCAAATAAAAATTGTCGGCACAATACACGGTAACGGTGTCTATGCCGTCTAAAGCAAAGTTGTAGTCGTAGTTAACTACTTTTCCGCGGTAAAGGTAATGCGGGTTGCCGTTGTCGTCGTAACGGATTAGTTCAACGGCGCGCAATGGTGCAAGTCCGGGTAGTGCTTCGGGTGTGTTGTAGTACGGCCCGTTTTCGTCAAATGGGTTAAAAAGGCCGTCAACGTCGTTAATGGTAAATGTCATTGTGCCAGCGGCGAATTGGTCGCCCTGATCGCGACGGCCCCGCCTAATGTTTATTTGGGTTGCGCTATCGGTGACGTCGGCAAAGTCGCTGCCGGGGCCAAGCGGGTAAACGCCGTCTAGTAAACCCTTTGTTGCGCTGTCAAGTGTAAAACTGTTGACGTCGTACCCGGTGTCAATTAGTAGGGAATAGTTGCCGGCTTGGGCAATTGCGGTGCCGGGCATTACAAGCCCGCTATTGGTAAATCTAACGGGCCGTTTTGTCGAGCAAACGCACGTAAGCCGTCTTGTGTGACGCGCCCAATTTCCGCGCTTGTAGCCAAGCCGCCTTGCACGTTTACCGTGTAATTGGTTGTACCGCCGCGCATGGCTTGGTGTTCTGCAATGCTGGCCATTTGGCTAGGTGTCGGCGCTGGGGTAGCAATGGTTTGCCCTGCGGTAATTTGAGTAAACGCTATGTCCATTTGTGCTTGTTCAAGCAACGTGTTTAAGCGCTTAGTAGAAAGATTGGGGTTTTTTAAAATCTTTTCATACTTCGCTAGGACGCTTTCTAAGCCTGCTACTAGCGCGGTGCCTTGGTCTACACCCGCTTGGTAAAAACGGCCTGCAGTATCAAGCCCTAATTTGTCTGCAACGCCTTTAACGGTGTTAACAAGTTCGTTTACGCCGCCGGGGCCTGTAATGGCTTCTTGGCCGCCTGCGATTAGTTCGGCCGAAATCGCCGCGCCCGCTTCGGCGCCAGCGTCTAAAACGGCTTGCAACGCGTCAAGGCTTAGCCCGCGCTTTAATAACAAGTCAACGTTTTCGGCGTACTGTTTGACGCCTGCGGCCTGATCGCGCAACCCTGCTAGAAAGCCTGCGCCTGTTTCGTCGCCTGCTTCTTTTGCGCTAGCAAAATCAAAACCTTCGCTAATGCTGGTTGCAACGGATTGCCCAAAATCTGCAAACGCTTCTTGTGCGTCTTTTAGTTGTTCTTTAGCGTCCTCAAGCGCGGTTGTTAGTTTGTCGCTAATTACGTCGTAAAGTTCGCTAATTTTCTTGGTTGCCCCACCACCACCACCGACGGTGTCTTTAACGTCTTTTAGTCCTTTGTTAAATTCGTGTGCGGCGTCCACGGCTCGAATATGTGCAGCGCTTGACCGGTCCAAATTTTCGTTGTATGCACCCGTAACCTTTTCTGCTTCAACGGTATTAGCAACAAGGTTTATTAATTGGTAAGCAAACACGGCCACACGGGACGATGCTTTAAACGCTTCCTCGGCAATCATGCCTAAGCCCTTACCAATAACGTTAAAAGTCTTGGGGTTTCGACGCACCCAATCGCTAATGGATAACAACGATTGCGTAAAGTCTTCCATTAACGGCAACAACTTTTGGCCAAGTTGCGCTTGTATGTTTGCAAACTCGGCGCTTAACGTACGTTGGCTATTTGCTAGTCCGTCGCTGGTTCGTAAAAAGTCGCCCTGTGCGTCCGTTGTCTGTTTGTAAATAGCGGATTGCGCGGCCAAAATCTTTTGCTGTGCAGTTAACGCACCCTTGCCGTCGTAAATACCAAGGTTTAAAGCCTCTTGTTTAAGTGTGGCGTCATTAAGCAAAACACCAAAACGGCGCAACGGTTCGGCTTCGCCACGTAACGCGGCACCAATAGCCTGTACGGCTTCCTCGGGGCTGGTGTTATTAAACGACGCTAGATCGCTAGCCAACGCCGTAAAGTCATTGCTAAACACCGCAAGGTCTTGCCCTACTAAACCAGCCGCTTTACCAAACGTGCCGAACGCCCCGGCAGCGTCCAAAACCGATTGCTTTGATTGACCCATGCTTCGAGCGGCGCTCGCTGCAAACTTTTCTACGTCACTTGCGCCTTTGCCAAAAATAACGTTTACTTTTGACATGCTTTCCTGCAAGTTGGACGCCGCGCTAATAGCCGGGCCAATAACACTCTTTACGGTGCCGAACGCAATAGACAACCCACCAACCGCACCCGCAACGGCTTGCGCGCTAGTACCAAACTTTTTAAGTTGTTTGTCGGCGGCCTGAATACCCGTATTAACAAACGACGTAATGATCGGTATGTTAATTGCCATTATTTGACCCTCTGTTTAAGTTGCGTATTCGTGCGTTTTTCAACGTCGGCTATAACCGATTGTATGTCTTGTTGCACGGCGTCACGGTTCTTAGTTACCGCTTTGTCAATTACACGCGGTTGCGCGCCTTCCTCTTTTGTAAGGTTTGCCACAAATAAACTGCTGACGTTTCGGCCAGCATGGTCATAGATCACGCCCGCTGGGTCGGTGGATTGCACAACCATAAGCCGGTAAGGCTTCGCACCAAAAACAACTTGTTCGGTGTAACCGCCGCGGTTAAAGTCAACGTAACGTTCACGGCTTGGGCGTACACCTACTTTAATTTTGTAGCCTTTTTGTACTTGATCGGTTCGCCATGACGTTTCACGGCCTTTAACTAGGTTGCCTCGAGCCATACCGGAAAGCGGGGCGCCGTTGCCTTTGCTGTTGTCGTAATGGGCAACCATGCTTCGGGCTTCGTTAAGGATTATTTCACCGCTGCGCTTAATTCGTACTCCAATTTTGCGCCGGTAGGACGGGTCTATTTTGTGCAATAGCGCCAAGGTTTCTTGAATACCTTTTACCTGTAAAACTGGTTGCGCCATTGGGTTACCTTTTGTTTCTGTCCCCCAAAACTTTAGCCACGGTTGCTAAGTCTTGCGCGTCAAACGCTTGCGAATACCAATGCGGCGCCCACCCTGTTGCAACTAACAGTTCGGCTAATTGCCGTCGGTAGGTGCCGCTTGGGTAGGGTTTGGGGCCTCTTGTGCGGTTACCTCAATGTTTGTTACTTGCTGGCAGTATTTGTCAAATTCGGACGGCACAACAATTTTAGATTGCTTGCTTGCTTCCCAAGCCAAAAACAACAAATCCTCAACACCAATACCGTTTGCCATGTCGGCCGCTTTGCGTTTAAAACGGCGTTCCCATAACACAATGGTAAAAAGGTTTGTACTTACTTGGTACGTGCCTTCGTGGTTGGTTACTTCAAGGGTTAATTGCATGTGTGCCTTCTTTCGTGTCGGGCCGATTGTTCGGCGCTAATTATGCAACGCTGTAAGTGCCACCGACAAACGTAATGTCCACGGTGCTAAGTTCGCCCAAGGCCGCGTTCACGACCGGCATTTCAAGCAACGCGCAATTTGTCAACGTGAACAACTCACCTGCGGCGTCAACTACAACGGTGATGTCGTCGTTGCCAACGAGTGCGGCCAACGTTGCGTAGGTCTCTGACGCTGCGTAGGACTGGTAAAGGGTGAGGGTGACTTCGTGGTTGCCCAATCCTGCTTGGTACTGGCGTGAAGTCTGACCAAAAGTTGTGTACTCAAGTTGGTCAAAACGGTGCGTAAATACGGCAGCGGTGCATTGGTCGGTTAGCGAAACGCTGTTAACCGAAACGCCCGGGGTTGCAAGGTAGGTACTGGTTGCCATGGTGTTTAACTCTCTTTCGTTGCTTTCTTATTTTTAGCACCTTTTTTTGGTGCGGGTGTGGATACTTCGTCGGGTTGCTGTTCGTTTACTTCGGCAATAAAACCGCCCCACAATAAGGCTTCAATGTTTATGCCCGGCTTCGGTTCGTACTCTGTGCCAACCTCACCTATTCGAGCGCTTTTAATGATGTAGTACATGTAACCCCTTAAGCCGTTTGGGCTTGCATTTCAATAGTGAGATCATAGGCGGCTAATTCGCTACCGCCGATTATGGCAATAGTTGGGCGCCCGCTGGTAACCGCCACGTTTTTGCCAAGCACTTTGCTGGCCATGTTCATTAGCGAACGTTGCGCGTCAAGGTTGCCGGGGCCAAGGGTAATTAGTCGAACGGGAAACGTGATCTTGACAATGTTGTAGTTAAACGCTTCAAAACTAGGGGCGTCAATAAAAGCACACGGTGGCGCGATCGAGCGCGGGTCGTTGACCACTTGCAGGCCTGTCACGGTCTGTAAGGTCGCTGTAAGGTCGTCTAAGGCCTCGTTAAATAGGTCGGTGTATGCAACGGGCATTAAAACACCGCAGGCCTGTCAATGCCCAATAGTTGCTTAATCATCGGGCTAAGGCCCATAGACCCGCCAGCGGCCAAACCGTCAAACCCTGCAAAGTCGGTTACTGCACCGCGTTGACGGTACAAAAAGCCAGCATAAGCCACGGTGCCCAAAGTTACCGACGCGTTAGGTGACGTTGTAAGGCTGTCTTTGTAGCCTGCTTCGAGCCTTCGGCGGTAGCAAAATTCGTTGGCAGCCAAACGGCATTGGGTAATAAACGTTTGATCGGCTGCTGTTGCCGTACCGATACCTAACCAATCCTCGACTTGACTATCGGCCGTTATCCATGTGCAAGTCGGTGTTGTTGTAAGGGTGCCAGTAGCCGGGCTAATGATGACGTTGTCGGCTGTCTTAGCAAACAACACTTGGTGTTGGATTGGTTGCTCGGGGTCATACAAAAAGAACCCGTATTCGTCAACGCCTAAAAACCGAAACGGTGGTAGCGCGTGGACTGTGTAATTAGAACCGTTAAAGGTTGCGTCGACACCCGCAAGGGTAAACGACTGGCCAACCTCTAACGGGTCTGCGTTTGTAAGTAGTACGACAACCGCGTAGTTGTCAACTATGTACTTTTGTGTGACCGAATAAGCGGCCATAATGGCCTACCTTTCGGGTGTTAAGCGTTAACCAGTTTTACAAACTTGGTGGCGTCTGCCATAAACGCGGCTGCATAGCCACGGAAAGCAATCGTGCGGCCAAGTGTGCTTGGTACGTCAATTGAAATTGCACCCTTTTGCTGTTCGTAGAATTCAAAGCCGGCTGCTGGGCCTGCTGCGTGTCCTACAACACCGCTAATGGTTCCTGTGGTGGTGCCACCTGCCATGTTTTTGTCAACTACCAAAACAAGGCCCAATGGGTTGCCGTTCCACGATGTTGCGGACGACGTGCCCAATGCGTTTTGACCAATAAGGTTTGGTGCGCCAGTAAACGGAAACACCGGGGCGCCTGTTGTCGTGGTGAGCATGCCCAATTTCGCCCATGTCACAGGACTTACGAAATAATGGGTTGGCAAGTAGTTGCTGGTGTTTGAAATTTGGTATGCGGCACCGTAGATAGCGCTAAGCCATGCTTCCGGGTCGGTGATGTCGCTAACGGTTTCGGTTTGTGACACGCCGCTAACCATGGTGTCTACTGCGTAGTTGTCGGTGGCTTGACCGTAAGCAATTGCCAATTGGTTAATGACAATGTTTAGTGAATTTGGGTCTGACCAGTCGAGGTCTTGTTCCGACAAAGTGACGTACGTTCCAAAAGTTAATTTGGAAATGTCGTTGTTTGTAACGGTGACGGTTGACGGATCAAGCGCTGTCAACTGGCCTGTTGGTTGCTGGGTCACTACTGGCCTTGTCCCGATTTTTGGACGACGGAATGTCGCACCACTCTGTGGCATGGCACGTGTGCCAATTGCCGACACGAAAGGGCGCACAGGGTTTAGCGAGTCGTAGACGCTGCCGGTGATGATCTCTGGCAAAATACCGGGGGTTGAATCGGTGTTAATGTCCGGTGCTACGCCCGGTGCTGCTTGCACCATTGCGCTTTGAATGTTTGCGTTAAGTTGTGCAAAGTCTGCACCACCACGCACAAATGAAGCGATGTATTCGCTAGGTGATGGCAAGCGTAACTTGCGAGCCTGTGCGTAAATTGGTTGCACGGCCGACGCTTCAATTACTGCTGGTGCTTCTACTTCGTTTGACATTTCGGTTACTTCCTTTTCTTGGTCTTGTTCTTTATTTAACTCTACTTCGGGTTCGTTTTGGTGGATACTGGCAGCGACGCGTTCTACCTTTGCGGCCTCAAATGCGCCATAGGGCAGAAGCGACAATTCTTGCCAGTCAGCCTTGCTAACGATCATGGTTCCGGCTTCGTCAAAACTAAATTCGACTGGTTGCACCCCAACGGAAAGGCTGTCTAAAACGCCGTCTTTTGCTAGTTGCAAACTTTCGTTACCTAAAACGGTTTCGCTAATTTTGGCTTCAAACATTACAAAGTTGCCTACTTCGGTGCGCTCGGTGACGACGCCGATCGGCTGGGTGCTGTCGTGGTAAAGGTACATTTTTGGCTTTTTACCTTCAAGCGGTAGCGAGCCGGGCAAAAACCTAACCATTTGGCCGTCGGAAACTACGGCGTCAACGTTGTATTCGAGTGCGACGCCAGCAAGGGTGCGACGTGGCAGCGCGTCACCTTTTGCGGCGTCTAAATTTAATTCTTGTGGGGTCAACCTAAGCATTGCTTTGCCTCATTTCCTCGGGCGTTTCCTCAACGTAAACCTCGGTGTTGTATTCGTTTGCTAAATAACTTTCAATGTCAAACATAACACCGGTGCCACGCGGTAGGACGTTATCCGCGCTAAGTGTTTCTTGTATGCAATCTATGTATGGCTTGCACCCGAAGGTATACAAATCTTTAGAAGCCTCACTTGAACTGACGTATGAATAATTACCGATACTAACGGACACAAGGTATGCAGGGACGTTTGCGAGCCTTGCGATCTCTTTCGACTGGTACTCTGCCGCGTCAATCAAAAGCATTTTGTCCGGTGTTGCAGTATTTGGTATTACCTCAACAAATTCGTTTACCGCACACGTGGCCGAATTCAATCTCGCGTGATCGTAGGCCGCGGCCAAATCCTGCAACTCAACTGCACTCATGGGCTCGCCGCCAACCTGCCGCAAAGTCGTGGCTGGCTGGGTTGACAAACTGTTGCGGTTACGGGCCTGTTCCAACTTAAGCGCGGTGTTAATTGACGTGTAACCAGTAAAAATTAAACCTTGCACCGGTGACATAAATTGAATTACGTCTTTGTAGTCAATTGGTAAACCGTTAAACAAAATTTGTTTTGACGGGCCGAACCTGACCGCGGACTGCTGATCCTGCAAGGTAATCATTGCGGCAGGTAGACGCGTAAAATTCATGGGAAAACCGTCGCTTGATCTCTCTGTAACAAACCAGTAGGCCGAACCGTAAAACAGCAAGTCGTCAAAAGTCCATGAAAGTATAAAGTTATTTGTTACGCCTTTGTCAATGCGTCGCAACCAACTACGCGGCGCCTCTGGTACGCGTTCCATTTCGTCGCCGTTCCACATTTCTTTGTACATGACTAATGGCAAACAACCGATAACGCTTGCCATGAGATCGCGGGCACGGCTTAGCGTTGGTACTTGCATGAAACGGGCGCGTTGATCGCCCTCGACATAGGCATAAAAGTTGTTAATTTGCGACGCGCCAGCGTTGCCACCGGCAGCGGCTTTAACTGTTTTTGCTGGTTCGGGTTTGCTAGTAAAAATGCCCATGTTTTTAGTTTGTCACAATCTGCCGGGTTTTGGTGGCACTAGTCAGCGCCGACAATCCCCGACGGAAAGCGAGCCAACTAGTGCCAAAACAACTTTACTGTAAACCGCTAACAATTACGGGTTTGCCAATTAGTTGTGGACGTGACGCCAACGCGGCTGCCCAAATCATGCAACGGCATGCTTCGATTGGCCCGGGTGAACGTGTGCTAGATACCGCAACGCTGCCTTGGTGTTTAATTAAAACGGCGCGGTTTACATGGCTATTTAACAAGTTTTCGTTGTTGTGGGTTATGCGGTTTTCTAAAATCATGGCCCTAACCGCGCTAGTCCATTTCAACAATTCTTTGTAGCCAACGATTGTGCGTCGGCGTTCGTGTTGTGGCGGGCAATGGTTTTCTAACGCTGGCACTATGGCAAGCCGTAGGTTTGGGTTTAGCGCTATTTCGGTTTCTACTTTGGCCCATAGTTCGGCGATGGTTCGCGCAACAAACGCTATTTTTACATGGGTTTTGTTGCCTACTTGTACGGCCCTTACGGCGGTGTAGGTGCTTTCGTCTACGGCTATTTCAATTGCTAACACCCCGCCCGGTGGCGCTGGTTGGTCGGTTGCTAACGCCTCGAATACGCCCGACTCAATCCACGCCGTTGTGTGGGCCTGCCATAGGTTTACCGACGCACGTAGAAACGCTACGCGGTTAGGGCTTTCTGCTTCAGAATGAATTGTTTTTAAGTCAAGTGTGTGCCCTAATGCTGGGTTGGCGTAAGCCCATGCTTCGGGTGTCATTGGGTCAATTGGTGGCGGGCTGTATTCCGCAAAGTAAAGGCTGGTTTGTTCGCCGCTGTCAATTGCTCTAAGGCCCTGATCTCGCCAGCGAAGCATGGCCGTACTTTCTTGCGTCCCCGCTGTTGACGTCATAAGAAAACTAGGGTTCTTTTTTGCGCGTTGGCTAGGTAGTAAACCTTCGTCAATTGCGGCTTGGCTAATGTCAAACACTTCGTCGGCAATGATGAGATCACATGAGTAACCGTGACCCGCTGCTGGGGTTGCTGCTCGAACGTGCCACGTTGACCCGTCGGGCATTATCAGTTTTTGCCGGCCATAAGACCAACTAATTTCGGCGCCAAACCGATCTTTCAAAATTGGGGCAAGGTACGCAAAGAAAGCGGTTGCAAGGTCAAGTTTGTGCGCGGTACTAATCACCGTTACTGGCTTCCCTCTTTCCTTGCCTTGGGTTGCTAGAAACCAGCCAAGGTAAGCGGCGTTCATAGTTGTCTTACCATTTTGACGCGCAACCGAAACCAAGTTAACCCGGTGCAACCAATCCCCGTTTGTTTCTTTTGCCGTAATTCCATGCAAAACATGTAGTTGCCATGGCATTAAGTCCACGCCCAACACCTCATTAGCAAAGTACCCAATCTCGGTTGCAGCCGATTGGCAACCGCTGTGAGTGGTCGTTTCCAATCTCGGCCGGTCGTGGCCAGTTCGGGCCAGTCCGTCGTTATTGGGGAATATACGAAATATGTCT